ACCCTGAGAGCCGCATCGTGACACCGATCGTGATTGCTCTGGACGTCGCCCCGGATCGCAGCTACGCGGCGATAGCGATTGCCGGGCGCCGGGCCGACGGCGTCAATCAGGGCGAACTCATCCGCTATGCGGGCGGCGTCGAATGGCTCGCGGACGAGCTGGCGGCGTTGACCGAGAAACACGAGCTGATGACGATCCGTACGCGGGAGGCGGGAAAGGTCCGCACGGCGGCGGTTCCCGCGATCGTGCTGGACCCCGCCGGACCGGCCGCCGCGCTGCTCCCGGACCTGCACCAACGGAAGATCTTCCCGATTCTCCTGACGGCCCGGGACCAGGGGGCCGCATGCGGGGGCCTACAGGACGCCGTGACGGCCGGGCCGTCCGCGTGGCGGCACCTAGGACAGGCACAGGTCGATCTCGCGGTAGAGGGGGCCGTGCGGCGGGATATCGGCGATGGCGGGTGGGCGTTCGGGCGCAGGCGTTCCGCGAAAGTTCAGGTCGATATCTGCCCGCTCGTCGCTCTGACGATGGCCCGATGGGGCTTGACCGTAGCGGACACACCCTCGGACGGGCCCAATGTCTACATTCTGTGAGGGAACGCTATGACCATTCCGTCCGGGCACGACGTTCTCATGGCCCCCACACCCGACGAGTTCGCGGCCGGGCGCGCGGCGTCCGTGGGGCGGGTACTGGCACGCGTCGATTCTGCTCGGGATTACGGGGCCGACTGGAATTACCCGGGCATGAGCGGCGCGGCAACCCTGCTCACGACCACCTATGGGGCGCAGGCGACGGAGAAGATTCTCCCGACATTCGTGGGGGCCACCACGGGCGCCTACAAGGACAATACCGTGGTGTTCTCGGTCATTCTCGCCCGGCTCATGCTGTTCAGTGAGGCGACGTTCAAGTTCCAGAATCTGACCAGCAAGAAACTCTACGGGAATGACAGTCTCCGCATCCTGGAATACCCGTGGCCGAACGGCACGACCGGGGAACTGCTCGCCCGCATGGAGCAAGACGCCTCCCTCGCCGGGAATGCGTACATCTGGAATGCGGGAACGCAGCTCGTGCGGCTGCGCCCGGACTGGGTAACCATTGTTTCGCGCGAGGACACGGACCGGCTGGGTCGTCCTTACCGCGTCATTGAGGGGTATTTCTGGGACCCTTCGATCGGCGGCGATTACCAGACTCCGCCGCAATTGTTCACGGTCGACGAGGTGGCGCACTGGGCGCCCATTCCCGATCCGCTCGCGAACTTCCGGGGAATGTCGTGGCTGACGCCGGTCCTGCGAGAGATCGAGTCGGACCAGGGGCTCACCGCATACAAGATCCAATACATGAACAATGCCGCGACGCCGAACATGATGCTTAAGTATTCGCAGAAGATCGGGCAGGACACGATCGACCGCATCCGGGATCAGATGTCGGCGCGTCACAGCGGCGTGAACAATGCATTCAAGACCGTGATTCTCGACGAGGGCGCCGACCTTTCCGTCGTCGGCAACACCCTCGAAGCAATGAACTTCACCACCGTGCAGGCGGCGGGAGAGAACAGGATCGCGGCGGCGGGCGGCGTTCCCGGGATTGTCGTGGGCCTGAAAGAGGGGCTCATGGCGGCGACGTATTCGAACTACGCGCAGGCTATGCGCCGGTTCGCTGACATCACGATGCGGCCGAACTGGCGCAGCGTGTGTGCGTGCCTGCAATCCATCATTCCGAACATGCCTGAAAAGGGCGTGCGGTTGTGGTTCGACGTCTCGGACATCGCGGCGCTACGCCAGGGTGAGCTAGAGCAGGCGCAGACAATGCTGATCAATTCGCAGGCTGCGGCGCAGCTTGTGACGGCCGGATACGAACTCGATTCCATCGTGTCGGCCCTGACGTCCGGCGACCTGGGACAGCTCACCATCGCGCCACCGAAGCCCGTTCCGACGGTCCTCGCGCCGTTCGTTCCGGGCGCCGTAGCGGGGGCGGAAGCGAAACCCCCCGATCCGATGGCGGCGGCGATGAACGGCAAGCCCATGCCAGCCATGAACGGCGCAGGAGGGAAAGGGAAATGATCACCGAGGAAATCACGCCGGTCCGTACGTGCACGCGAGCATTCGCGATCGAGGATCTCACGGTGCGCAGCGATGGCAGCGGGCGGGTAGTCGAAGCCTACGCGGCGGTATTTAACGATCCGTCAGAGATCATGGATCAAGAGGGGCATTACGTCGAAGAGCTGGCGGCCGGATCGTTCACGAAGACCATTCGTGAGAAAGGTCCGACCGATAACGGGCCGGGGCGATTCGGGGTGTTGTTCAACCACGGGCGCACCGTTGACGGCGCGTCGAGCGACACCTACAGCATGCCGATCGGGGTACCGCTGGAGGTGGCCTCGGACGCGCGCGGCGTCTACACCGCGACCCGCTATCTGGACAACCCCGTCGCCTCGCAGGTGCTCGACGCGATCAAGGCGGGGGCGATCCGGGCGCAGTCGTTCAGCGGTCGTTTCATCAAGTCGGCGCGGACATGGCCGGACGGACGGGGCCGGGACGCCATGGCACGCATTGTGCGTCATGAGGTCGACATGCGCGAGTATGGCCCGGCCGTATTCGCTGCTTATGAGTCAGCGATGATCCTCGGCACGCGCGCCGAGGTGTTCCTCAATGCGCTACTCAGCGCGTCGCCCGACGAACGGCTATCGTTGCTCTCGCAGTTCGAGATCAACACGAGCACCACGGCTGGCACGAGCCCGGACGTTGCCGCGCGATTCGCGCGCATCGCCTACCGGCGCGGTCGCTGACACGGAAGACGTCGCCCCACTCACACGAGCCGGGGACGATGGCACGGCATAGCACTCCCTTTCCGGGGAGCCGCTGAATTCATTCAGCGTTCCGGAAAGGAATGTCATGGCCAATCGACTCGACGAGATCCGCACCCGTCAGGCGATCATCCGAGAGAATCTCGACACTCTCGAAGGCAAGGACGAGCAGACCGAGGACGACGCCGACCGCGCCGAGGCTCTCCTGCAGGAATTCGACGAGCTGGTCGAAGAGGGCAAGCCGTTGGCGGCCCGCGCGGCTCGGATCGAGAACGTCCGTCAGCTCATGCGGGACGAGAGCAACCGCGAGCGGTCGCAGGGCGACACTGGGGACCACGGCGAGAACTTCACGGGTGAGTCCCTCGGCGGCGACGAGGACGAGGCGCAGGCGGGCACACAGAGCCGCGCCGTTCGTCGCACGGCGCCGGATCTCATGCGGCGCACGAACCGCAACCCGTTCGACGAACTCGATTCCGTGCGCTCCCGGCTCATGGCCCCTGGAGAGGTTCGTTCCCGCGCGGCGCAGGCAATCGAGATGTATGCGAAGCGTACGGATCACTGGGGCATGGGTGACGACGCGGCGCAGAACGCCACGAACCTCGTGCAGCGGACCGGCAAGGAATTCGGTACGGCCGTTGCGCGTCAGGTGCTCGTCACGGGGGCGCCGGAATACCTCGCGGCGTTCGAGAACTACCTGAGCGATCCGGGCGGCATGAGCGCGCGTGCTGCGCTGTCGCTCACTCCGGCCAACGGCGGGTATTTAGTGCCGTTTACGTTGGATCCAACGATCATCTTGACAAATGCTGGATCCGCGAATCCCTATCGCAGGCTCGCGAACGTCAAGACGACCACGACGAACAACTGGAACGGCGTCACCAGCGCGGGCGTGAATGCCGTGTGGACCCTTGAGGGCGCGGTTGCCACCGACAACACCCCGACCGTGGGAACCCTCCAGATTACCCCGCAGAAGGCCACCGCCTATCTGTTCGGGTCGTTCGAGGTTCTCTCCGATTCCGATTTCGCTCAGCAGCTCCCGGAGCTGCTCGCGGACGCCAAGGATCGGCTTGAGGAAGGCGCGTTCGCACTCGGTACCGGTCTCGCCGGACAGCCTAAGGGACTCATTCCCGCTGGCACCGTGCTCGCGTCGGCTGCCGGTAACGCGCTGATCGGCCCGCGCGGTGCCGACGTGTACGCGCTCATGGCGGCACTTCCGGCCCGATTCCGTGGGCCGCGTGCTCGCAATGCGTGGGTGGCGAACCTCAACACGATCAATGAACTCCGCAACATTCCGTCATTCGCTGGGTCGTTCAACTCGATCGTCAATGACAATGGCGGCGAGCCGACGATGCTGGGCCGCCCGTTCGTCGAGAGCACGTCCGTTGTCGGGACGTTCGCGAACGCAGCGAAGGTTCTGGCATTCGCGGACATGTCTCAGTATTACATTGTCGACCGGATCGGGATGTCTGTCGTCTATGACCCGATCGTGCTGGGCGCCGGGCAGCTCCCGAGCGGCCAGGGTGCTTGGTATGCGTTCTGGCGCGTAGGCGCGGACGCTGCCGTCCCGACCGCGATTCGCGTCCTTTCCCTGACCACCTGATCGGGGGAATGGCGATGTCTGCACCCACGTCCGGCGGGGCGCGCGGCCCCGCGCACTCCTCGCCCGCCCCGGCGAAGGCGGAGAGCAAGCCCGAGCCCGAGGTCAAGGCGAAGGATTCCGGCGCGCTCGAACGCGCCCAGGAAAAGGCGCCGAACCTCACGGCGGCTTTCGTCGCGAAATACGAAATCGACGACGACGAGCTGGCCGCAATCGCCGATGGGCTCACCCCGCCCCCGCCGTTCGTGAAGGACGGTTCGGATTCCGAGTTGCACCGGACCGATGGCGGATGGATGTCAACCCACAAGGGAATGACGGGCGACGAGCCGGTCAAGTCTTTCGACCCGCGATTCCCTGACGTCGATGTCTGAACCGACATTCACGGGCGAGATTACCGGGACCGCGTCGGCGGTCGTGACGCACGACGGTCCGTGCGGTCCCGGTAATCCGTTCTGCCCGCACTGGGCGGCCCCGCCCGATGACGACACGGGAGGTGTCGGCAATGGCGCACGTGAGTAACTCCGGCGACCCGGGCGCGATTGCGGGGGCGGTCGCTGGCGAGCTGGCGAACCCTACCGGAACGGCCCTGTTCGCGGTCACCGTGGCGGACGTCGCGGACCTGACACCTGCTGCGGTCCTGGCGATTGCCGAGGCGTCCGAGGGCGAGGGCGCCCCCGATTTCGAGAACGCGGGCCAGTCAACCGGGCCGGTGGGGTCATGACGGTAGGGATTGCGCAGGCAACGGCGGTCGCGATTCTCAAGGTTTTCGCGGGCACCGCCTATGCGGCGGTCTCGACGTGCACGGCGAAACTTCACGTAGGCGACCCGGGCGCGGCTGGCACCGCGAATCCCTCGCTCGGGAGTGCCGCCGCTAACGCGGTCGCGTGGACGACTCCCACCACGCCCACCATGAATGCCTCAGCCGTACCCGCGTGGACCAACGGCGGGACGTCGGAAAACATCTCGCACGTGTCGCTATGGAATGGCGCGACATTCCTGCAGTCGATCGCGCTCACCACGCCTCAGGCATGGGTCGGAACGAACACCCTCACCCTGACGGCTCTCAGCCTGAATTACTCGCCGATCGCGGCCTGATCTCACAGCACCTTACGGGGAGGTGATGTCCCATGACCATATATCTGTCGGCGGATTTCACCGGCTCTAACGGCACGTCTGCGGTCGGCGCGGATTGGCTCGCGCGATACGTGACGGCCGGGGCGACGGCCACCCTCCAGAACAACCGACTCCGGCTCGACAACGGCACGGCGACCGAGTACGCCGGGAGTTACCGGCTGTCGTGGAATCACGCCGACGTCACTGACGTCGAAGTCAGCGGCATCGTCAATCTCGACAGCGGCAATGGTGAGACGCACGCCTACGTGTGGCTGCGCGAGCAGGCGGCCGGGGGCACTGACGGCAGTGACGGTTACATGCTCGAATTCACGTCCTCGGGCACGCTTGTCGAAGCGAAGATTGTGCAGTGGGGCGGCACGGGAACCGGGAACGTCGGCACCCCGAAATCCATGACGCTCACCCCGGGCGTGGATTACGGCTTTCGGTTCCAGATTGTGGGTGATCTTCATCAGTGGCGCGTGTGGCCGGCCGCCAATGCCGAACCAGAAATCTGGGACTCCAGCGCCACCGATTCGAGCGCCCCATTTACAAGCGGGCTCGTCACGCTCGTGTCCGGACCGACGGGCGCGGCTGACGGCGTTGTCGTTTTCGATTCCATCGTCATCACGGACGGCGTCGGCGGCCCGATCACCCCGCCGACGCACGGCGTCGTTACCTACGTCTCCACGGGAACGAAAGCGGTCGGCACCGTCGCCAGCGCAACGTCGATCGCCCCCGGCTATCCGACGGGTATCAGCGCGGGTGACCGGCTGGTCCTGATCGTCGGACAGAAACCGACTACGGCGAACGGCGGCACGGTCACCACCCCGAGCGGCTGGACGGCACACGGGATGCTGAAAGGCGCGGGCGGGTTCGGGTCGACGCTGTCCACCACGCAGGGCAACACGAACATTTATGCGTTCACGAAAGACACCGTAGACGGCACGGAATCCGGAACTCTCGCGGTAACCCTCGGCGTGAACTCTGTGGCGTGGGCGGCGATCGTGTGCCTTACCTGCTCCGATGCGCAATGGGAGGGCACCGACCCGGGGGTGACCGGTTCGGACGTCACGGCGGGCGCGGCGGTATCCGTGACACTGTCGTCCGACCCGGGATTCATTGAGGGGGATCTAGCCCTCGGTGCATTCACGGCGGGCACGTCGGCCGTGACGTCCTACTCGCTGGAATCCGTGACCGCTCCCGGCGCCACGTTCGGGCCTGTGACGGAAATCGTCGATGCCCGATCCACCATCGGTAACCGCATCGGCGGTTTCGTCGCGTACGCGGTATGCACGGGCGGCCCGTCCACGGGCCCCGCGACGATGACGGCAACGGCGGCGGGCACGACCACCTATGCGCGCGGCCCCGGTATCGCGCTGCGGTTCCGGCAGACCTACAGCGCGCCGGTTGTCGACGTCCCCGCGACCGGGGCGGGAACCGTCACCGCGCAGGCCACCGCAACGGCTCGGATCGACGTCGCCGTGATCAACCTGAACGGCGCCGCTCCCGGCGCTGTCCACGCGGCCGGGACGACGACGGCCCGGGTCGCCCGGTTCGGCGCTGCCCTCGGCACGAGCGCCACAACGGGAACCGCGCAAGCGGTCACGGGAACCGCTGCCAGCGCTGCCGCGCCCACCGTGGCCACGGGTGCGGCTACTGGCACCGTCGCTCGATCCGGGGCCGCTGGCGGGGCTGCAGTGGCCGCAGGCGTCGCGCTCGCCCAGGTCGGCGCGGCCGGGGCCGGGACCGGCGTCGCTGTGGCCGGAGCGGTCGCGGTCGCGGCGATCGGCGGGGGCGCACCCACCGCCACGGCGAGCGGCCAGGTAGCGGCGGGCTCGGTAGCCGTCGGCCAGGTGGCGGCGCTGGCCAGCGCGAGCGGCGCGGCGGTCGCGGGCGCCGTCGCCCTCGCCCAGGTCGCTCGATACGCGCAGGGCAGCGCCACCGTCACGGCGGGCGCCGTCGCGGCAGGCGTGGCAGCCGCAGGGGGTACCAGCGCGGGCGCTGTGGTCACTGCAGGGGCCAGCGCTAGCGCCGTGGTCAACCGGACGGGCGCCGCAATCGGGGCGCTTCACGGGGCAGCTACCGCCGTGGGCGTGGTCGCCCGGTTCGCGGTCGCCCTGGCGCATGCGAACGCGGGCAGCTCGGCGACGGCGGCCCTGATCGGCCCGGTTCTCTACGGGACCGCGCTGGCGGACTCCGAGCCGACCACGCGCGGCGTGCCCGGGGCGGCGCACGGCCCCGGGGCCCGGCCCGGCTCGCGCCCGGCGCACAACGGCACCGCCGGGATATCGCCCGGCCCGCAATCGCTGCCCGGGTCGCGCGCGGCGGCGAGCGGTTCGGCTGACGTCGATCTCGCGGCCTACGCGACGAGCGAGGGATGAATCCATGAGCCTCACCGTGGGATCTCAGCGGCGACTCACCTATGACGTGGTGGACGCCAATGGCGCCCCCACGAATCCGGTCACCGCAACCCTGGCGCTCGTCAGTCCGGACGGGACGCCGGTCGTTCCCGCGCCCGTCATCGTGCTACCGCCGGTCGTGACGGGTCACCTGACGTTCGACTACACCACCGCGCAGGCGGGCCGCTATACCGGTTTCTGGTCCACCACATCCCCCGTGACAACGGGTGCATTCACGTTCAACGTGGCCCCCGCCGAATCCGGCGCGCTCATGTCGATCTCCGAGGCGAAACGGTATCTCAACGAACCGGACGCCGACAGCAGTAACGATCTCGAGATCGGCGAATTTCTGAATGTCGTGACCGGGATTGTCGAGCAATTCGTCGGCCCGGTCATCCCGCGCACCGTCATCGAACGCTGCGAGGGCGGCGGGCGCGGCATCGCCCTGCGCCACGGCCCGGTGATCGAGATTACGTCGGTCAAGCCGTGGACGAACTACGGGGAAACCATCGCGCTCACGGACATCCGGCTAGACCCGATCACGTGGGTTATCGAGCGGCGCAGCGGCATTCCCTTCCGGATGGGGCCGTATGAGGTGACGTTCCTGGCGGGGCGGCAGATCGTGACACCTGCCATTCTCCACGGCGCGAAAGCCGTGCTCGATCACCTCTGGGAAACGCAGCGCGGGTCAAGCATGGTCGGCCCCCGATCGGTGACCGAGGATGACGCGGCGTTCAATTTCCGGGGCACGACGTGGACGCTACCCCGTTCCGTCCTGGAAATTCTGCAGTCCGAGGCGATCGGGGGGCAGATCGGGTGAGCGATTCCACCGCCCTCGACACGATCGCGGCCCTCGTGGCCGTGTGCTCGGCGGGTATGCCAAATGTCTATGTGGTCGACGGACCGGCCGCCGTGAAGACAGCCGCACTCGATCGACTGTTCATCGGGACCAGTGACGACGGAACCGGGATCTCCGCCGAGGGGGACAACCCGGAGGGAATGCTGCCCGGTGTCATCGATAGCGAGACGTTCGGGATTCTCTGCCTCGCCGAATCCGTGACCGGCGGGAACGACATGTCACCGGTCCGGGTGCGCGCGTGGGCGACGCGTACCGCCGTGCGGGCTCTCCTGCGCCCGTCGCCGCAACAGATCGTCCTCGGCGTGCCAGCACTGGCCAGCGCGCGGTTAGGGCCGTGGGCGCTCACCCAGGTTCAGGACAGCCAAGGCGCGTATGCGCGCGTCGTCTTCCGGATCGAGTGCATTGCTCGACCGAGCACCACCTAAAGGAGGTTCGGCAATGACTGACGCACTCGCGGATTGGCAGAAAGCGCAAGAGGCGGAATGGCTCGTGTATGTCGCGGCCGGAGTGATCGAGCTGGACGGCGTGCGGGCATTCAACCCCGGCGATCCGGTCCCGGTCTCGCACGTGACGCGCGGCATCGTCCGCACTGATCAGGTACTCCCGGCGGCCGAGAAAGCAACCGCCGTCGAGCAGGCGGAGCAGGCTCCCCGGAACCTCGCGTTCGAGCCCCCGTCCAGCGTGCCGCGCGGCACCCTCGACCAGCCCGAGCCGGACGCCGCGCCGACGAAGCGCAGCAAGGCGGGGGCGGGCGAGTAATGGCCGTTCTCGTCGTTCAGGCAATCCCCCGGGGTGGACTCGCCCCCGTCTACACCGCCGTAGCGGCGGCCGATCGAGTGCCGCCGGGCAGCGTCTTGCATTACAAGAACGCCAGCGCCAGCGCGGTCACTCTCACCCTGATCGCCACAGACACCGCCGACGGCGATCTCGTCGTTTCCGACCGGGCGATCGTCAGTCTCCCGGCTATCGCGGGAAGCGTTCCGGGAATGGTGTTCGTCCGCGTCCCGAACGCATGGCCCTACGTCGATCCGGCCGACGGGCTCGTCGGCATCACTGCCAGTCCCACGGCGTCCGTAACGGTCGCTGTCCTTTCCGCACCGTAACGGAGAAGAGGCAATCATGGCCGTTCCCACTGGAACAGCTACCCCGCTCGTCCTCACCGATCCGGGGTACCTGTTCTGGGCCCCGCTGCTCACCGCGATCCCCGGCGCAGGCGTGGGCGGCATCGTCGCCGGTTCCGTCTTCACGGACACGTGGGCCGCGCCGTGGGTGAACCTGGGCGCCACGCTGGACGGGTCATCGTTCGAGTATGAGCTGACGGTTCAGCCGATCAGCGTTGCCGAGTTCCTCGACCCGATTCGCTATGTCACCACGGCGCGCGCGTCGAACATCGGTTTCGCTCTAGCGAACTACACCATGGCGAACCTTGCCAAGGCGCTCAACGGTGCC